TTGGATTAGCTCCAGCTATGATTCCAGCACCTAATACTCCATCTGCTCTTGTTACAAACTCTCCGTCTGCTAATTGAGCTAACATTGTATCCTCGTCTTTGTCTCCTACGCCTGCTCCGTCTTCAACATAACCTGATGCTCTAACATAATTGTTTGCATCGTTTTCGTCATGAGAAACTTTTGATGGAAGATAGTTTACACCACCTTCATTAAATTTTTTTATCTCTGCAATACCACCCACTCTTAATCTTTGAACGTTCATAGAGTAAGAACCCATTCTTGGATCTCCTAAACCAGCTTGTTCTGGAGCGTATACTTTTTCGTATGCTTTTTCTTCACCTGTTGTTGGATCGATGTAAGTGTATCCAGGTCTTTGAGCTTGTAGATCTAAGTAACCCATGTTGTATCCTGGTGTGTAAATATCTGTTGGTTGTGGATCAAACGCACCACTTAAATAAGTTCCTGCAGCTATTGCAGCTGAAACTTTTCCTGGGCTAAATTCTAAGTCACCTGGCTTAGCATCCTTTGCTGTAGATTGTCTTTTTAAAATATCTAATAAATTACTACTACTACTTTTTTGTGGGGTTGTTGTATAATTTGGGTTAGGAACCATGTTTCCAAATTTATCTACACCCAAATTTCTTGGATTCACTGCTGCTTGTCCTGGATTATACGCCCCTGGCATACTTCGTAAGAATGCAGGTTGGCTTGCAACAAAACTTTGTGTTGCCGCTGATCCTGGAAACATACTCATACCTGTAGAACCTAAAGTATAACCACTATATGCTCCACCTGCTGCGCCTAGTAGTCTACCAATACCTGATGCTCCTGATTCTTTCGCTCCCCTGTATCCTTGATAACCGCCATATGCCGCTAATGCGTACGGTATTAGTGCTAATGGATTCATATATATTAATTCTCCTAATTAAGATCTTAAGTATGAAATAATACCATTTTAGTCGGCTAGTTTCAACTCGTCTCTAAAACATCCTTCGTACTGATGTTCGCCCACATGGATGATTGGGTCATTAACAAAGACATAACATTTACCCCCAATATCTTTCCAAAGCTTACAAAAAGAAAAATCTTCACCTAAATAAGTCTTAGTCTCAGGGTCGTGTATGCAATCAAAAAAGTTCCATAAATGAGGTCTATCTACATACTCACCATTTATCACTGTCTTTTGAACTATGTTTTTATCTGGATACTTTTCTATCATTTTGTCAAACACTGATCTTTTGATCAACATACATCCTGTAGGACTATGTGTAACTTCCATAACACCACTGTCTAAAGTTATGTTATTAGCATCTGCTACTTTCATTGGGTAAGTGTTTAGCCATCTATGTATATCTCCAGCGTTTTTAACTTCACCATCATTCCACTTTTTATAAAGTTTATCCCACATCATAGTTTTAAGTGGGTAAGGAATAGATATTAATTCTTTGTTTAAATCTAACATTTTAATAATAGATTCTGCTCTAAAATATATATCAGAATCTACAAATAACATATGAGTGCAATTTGATTCTAAGAATGCTGAAACACATAAGTTTCTTCCTTGAGTAACCAAAGAAGATTTTAATAAAGTAAATGTAATTCTTATGCCTTTTTTAATACATAGTTGTTGCAATTCCAAAAGAGCTTGTGTGTAATGCATAGTCACATCACTATGACAAGGTGTACAAATCATAATGTTATAAGGTGACTTAGTTGTTTTCTTTTCTTCTTTTTGTCCGGTGTCCGGTTTCCACATAGGAAGAGTAGCTTTTTCGTATGGGGTTACCTCAACTTCTTTTAATGTTTGGTAAGTGTCTTCATTTACTGTTTCTTTCATTCAAAGCTCCTTTCAAAAAGTTTGTCCATTCCATACCCTTTTTTTCCCAGTTATAAAATCTTTTATAAAAGTCTTGTTGCTGTTGTAGGTGTTCTTGCATAAAATTTTCATGCAAATAAGACGCTGCAACATTAATAGCTGCTCCCGTATCCTGTGCCATCTGTTCGTAATTTTTTGAATAGTTAATGTACACTGGCCACTCTGCACAAGTTTCATACAAAGCTCCGAAGTTATTAGTTATTACATGTACACCAGATGCTAAAGCTTCTAGAGCTGACGCACAAGATGTTTCTTCAAATATAGAGGGGTACACAAACATATCATAGTTAGGCATCATTTCTTTTATGTACTCATGAGGTTTGTAACCAATGTAATTTACGTTAGGTAATTTTCTAGCTTGTTCATATAGACCTTCAAAATCTTTTTCAGTGTTATCTGAAAACTCTGATCCGTATACTTTACAAGAACTATAAACATCTAGTTTTATGTGAGGGTTATCTATTTCCTGCATTGCACGTAGCAATACATTTAAACCTCTCCACGGAGTACAGTGATGTATTAATTTAATTGGAGTTCCTCTTTTATAAATTTTTCTAACAGGAAAAGTATCAATACCGTTTTTAATAACTACACATTTTTCAGTAGGAATATCAAAAGCATATCTAAACTTTTCGTAATTCCAATGACTGTTAAATACGTACCAATCATACTCGTCATGTCTTTTCTTATTAGTAAAAAATTCTTGTAAGTTAGGTTGGTCCCAAGAGTTTTTCTGCCAAAGAAGATTTAATTTGTTTGGGTCTATTGGAACTTTACCAGGAATAGATGTACATATCTGTACTTGATCTAGCAAATCTTTGGACACATGCTTTTCAAGCATTTCCATTTGTAGCTCAGTGGCTCCTCTAGGTTTCATAACTATGTTTCAATATCAAAGTTTCCTGAAATAGTCAAAGCTTCTTCTGTTAATTTTACCATATGGTCAAGATATCCAGGAAAAATTATAATATTGTTTTGTTTAACATCTAACAAAACAGTTTGTTTAAATAAAGACTGACTCTTTGAAGCAGCAATTAAATCATTACTTGGATGAAAAAAAACTGTTTGTGGTTTGTTTATTTTTTCATAAATAACAAAAGAAAAATTACACCCTGCGTGATTGTGTTTATCTTGAAAACTATTTTTATATACATTTCTCCAAATTCTAAAATTACAAATTTTTTTTACCATTAAGTCTTGAGATAACAATTGAATAAAATTATTAAATAAATAATTTTTTCCTTCGTTTGAGACGAGATTAGTGCCATTAAAAGAAGTGATAACTTGTGATTCAAAACTTTCTTCAAAGTCTTTACTAATTAATTCTATTTTTTGACAATTAATTAATCCTTTCCAAATAGGAATTTCGAAAAGAATTTGTTTCATTAATTATTTTTTGGTTTTCGCTCCCATTTCACCAATTCTCGTAACTTTAATTTCAAGGTCTTGCCTAAAGTCATCCACAGTAGTGTCAGTGTTGGGATCAGCAACATCAGCATCAAAATTAGCTTTACTAGCATATACTTTTCCCGTTCTCTTGTGTTTAATTATTTCTTTTGCTACCGCAGGTATTTTTGGTAAATCAGCCATAGCAAAATTATACTAAAATTAAATTTTAAATCAACTTTTAAATATTAAAAGTTACAACACAAACTGCACGTAATTCATTTGCGTTTTTTGGTGAATTTGCTTGGTGTTTTAATTTATTAAATAGTACAATTTTTCCTTTTACAGGTTTTATAGATTTTATTAATTTTTCGTTTTCAAAAATATCTGTATTACCAGTGCTATTATTTAAATACATTAACACTTGGTAATAATCTTCATCATGATCTACGTGAATTGGACTCTCTCCAACAAAAGGTAAAGTTAAATTTACTGAAGCTCTTAAAATTTTTTTTACTTTTTTGTTAGTTGTTTTTATAAATCTATTGAATATTGGTATAAAAAAATTAGAAAAATTTGAAACATTATTTCCATCTCTTGCTATTAATGCGTGTGAAAAAAAAGGAACTTTGTCATAATCTGTTTGCGAACTATCGTAATAAATAGGAAAAGGTTTATTTTGATTATATAAAATATCATCTATTATTAAAGATTCTTCTTCTGTAAAGAAATTGTTTTGTTGGTAAAAATCTAACACCTACTGTTTTCTACCTTGTCGATTATATTTTTTATTATGTTGTAACTTCTTTTTTTTATTAGGACTCTTACAATGTCTTCTAGGCCGTTTCCTAGGTTGGTCTCTTTCAACAAAATCTTTAAATTTTCTAGCCATGACTTATTCTTATGTTAAATGAAACAGAAATTCTATACCCTTCTTCAAAATGAGGCTCTACCATATGTTGAAGACAGGAAGGAAAAAGTATGATCATTTTTTCTTTAGGAGACACACTATAACTATGATTAAAATCAGAAGCTTCAAAAAATCCATCACCAATCATACCACTTGATTTTTCATTGCGATAGAAAACTAAATTACCGTCTTGTTTAGGTACTTCAATAAAAAAAACACCACTAAAATGTGATCTTGGATGAATATGGGGCAAGTTAATTGCCATTTTAGGATTTTTATTTATCCAAATATTATCGATATCAAACCTTATTTTATTAAAGTCATAATTTTTTTTTATTAAGTTAAATATATGGTTTATAATAATCTTAATCATTTCTTTATTCTCATTAAGGTTTAAATCATTTGTTTGAAAACCACCTCTGTTGCTTTTATATCTACCACTTTTTTCTTGTTCTTTTTCTAAAATTAAAAAAACATTTTCTTTTAAAATTTCATAATCATCAGTATTTACATAATCAATTAATAGTGAATCACTGAATATAATCTTTTTCATTCTCTTTCGAGCCAACCTGTAATTATATATTTTTCTGAAGTATCACTTATTTGACCTTTGTGAGTATGAGTCCAATTTACAGGCCATATTAAAGTAGATCCTTTGATTGCTGGAGTTATTAAATTTTGATATTTAAAAATAGTACCGCCATCATTTACATTATTTAAATAAGTCATAAAAACTAAATGCCTGTTTATAGTATCTTTTGTAGAGTTTTCACAGTGAAATATTTTAAAACCTCCCCCAGGTTCATAATGTTGAATATTTAATTCTACAATTTTTAGTTTTAAAGTTCCAGCTTCTGGATATTTTTCCATATATTTATTAATAGAATTTTTTAAATGATTTAAATATTTTTTTATAACAGGTTCTTGAATTAGTTGTTCTCCACGAAAATTTACGTCAATTGAATCTTTCATATCAGTATCCAATTCTTTTTTCTCTGTATCCGCTATCTTACCTTTGTATTTTCTATTTGAAGTTTTGTGTAAATCAATTAATTGATTACAAATTTGATTATCTAAATAATAAAAACCAATAAAATTTTCTTGATCAACCATTTTCCTGTGATCTATCTATCAGAGCATAGCTCACAACACCAGTAATTTCATTCGCTGTGCCTGCTTGCATTGACAAAACATCACTTGCTTCCATTGCCAAAGTTTCTTCTACCATATTAGCTTGAGCTTTATTAAGTTCTTTGTAAGCTATCTTTACAGCTGAACCACCAGACTTTGTTAACAAGGCGTGGGTATCCACATTACTTGCTGTATCGTGAACTGCTTGTAAGTTTTTAACAAGTACAGTTGCATCTGCTGGGCACGTTAAAACTGTAGTAACGTTTGTTGTAGTCAAAGTAAATGTATCGCTTTTGTATCTAATCGTCATGATATAAACCAACTAAAAGTATCTTGTTCATTTTTTAATTCTTGTTGATAAGAAGTGTTTAACTTATCTTGCATCGTTCGTAAAGACTGAGTTACTTGTCTTTGGTTTTCCTCTGTGTATTTAGGAGTTGGTTCAGGAATTACTATATCTACTCTAGCCATTAATACCCGCTATGTAAGCCACCTGGCCCCGATGTTTGTCTAGATTGTCTAGCAGCAGGTGCAGAAGGTGTTGGAGATGAAGGTGCTTGTCCTCTATTTCTGTCTTGATCTGATATCGGTTCAGAATCTAATCTTGTTTGTATTGCTTGTATCTGTTGTTTATTAATTTCATTTTGCATTTTTCTTTGATTCATTTCGTAATTCTTTTCAGCTCTTTTTCTAGCTAATATATTTGACATATTCAAAGAGTTGCCGGTAAGGGCAGATCCTAAAGTTGCTATGCCTTGAACATAAGGGTTAGCACCAAGGACTGAACTAAGTATATTACCTTTAATACCTTCTAAACCCATTTGTTTTATCACATAATCTTTAGCTTGATTTTTAATTACGTTTTTTGCCATTTGTCCAAAGTCAGGAAGTCTTCTAGTGTCTGGTCCTGGAAATATTTCCAAACCCATAGGTGTTAAGTCCTGATTAACAAAACTAGGTTGATAGTTTTCAAATCCTGGTTGTGCTTGTACTGCTGCAATACCAAAAGGATCTTGAGCTTGTGCTACATTGTTAGCATAATCTTGTAAAAATATTTCGTCCATTATCCTCTCATACCATCTGGTTGTACGTCTGCTCTAAAAGTTCCAAATCTCCAATTTTCATCTGTACTTGTATTTGCAATTTTTAAACTAGCAAATCTTGCTCTAGCTCTAGTGTCTATCTTATCAGTAGTTGATGTTATTGTAAAAGGTCCTAGTGGTGAGGATGCTTCGGTGTCACTTGGGTAATCTCTTAGTTGAATAGTAACTTGAGCATTACCTTGTAACAATTTAAAATCAGGTACGAATCTTCTCATACTCATAAATAGTTGACCATTACCTTCAATGTTTAAAGAAAAATCTCCAGATTCTATAAATGCTGGAATTGTAGTCTTCGCACCTGTGGTATCTACTTGGTCTGTTCCAACTTCATGAGCATAATAAATAGTCCCACCATTTAAATTTGTTACACCTTGAATTAAAGGGAAAGTTGGCGTTGTTGTTGAATTGAATTCAGTTGCGTAAGGTACATCATATAAATTAGCATCTGTCCAAGTAGTTCTTG